CCAAGCCATGGCCGCTAAAGGACGGCGGCGGAAGGGTAAATAATGGCTGCTAAGAAGGCTGTCGGTAAGGCAAAAAGCAAAGCAAAGCGCAAGGCAAAAAACCTCGGATCAACGTGCTTTGAGTCGCAGGCCCAGTGGCGTATGTTCTTCGCCAACCCGCGTTTGCGGAAGTATGCAAAGCGCAAGGCTCGCGCTTGTGGCGGCAACAGCAAGGTGACGAAGGCTCTTGGGTTCAGTCCGGCATATCGTCGCCTGCCAAAGCGTAAGCGTCCGCCAACAGCCAGAACCCTGAGGTGAAATTCGATTGGCCAAGCTATGCAATTATGGGTACCATATTTGCGGGAGTGATATGGCTATGGTGGTGTACGTGGCAGGGTATCGACCCGGTAGGTTGGTTTAGGTGAGGGAAGGGAAATGCTTAAAGAGGTTCAGCTCCAAGCACTGACCGACAAAATTAAACACGACCTGCAGATATTAGCCAAAGATGGCTATCCATATGAAATATGCGGCTTGCTTCATCCGCATGGAATCCTTCATCAATATCCAAATACTTTCTGTGGCGATCAACGTCATGGATTCGATATGGAAATTGATTTGCCCGACTCGCATATCGTGGCCATATGGCACTCACACCCCGGCGGGACAGAGAAGCCGAGCAGCGATGACCAGGAATGTATGCAGCATTTATTGGATCATGGTTTTGATTTCCCCTGGATAATAGTAACTGACCGATCAGTTACAGTTTGGAAACTTTGAGAAAATTTGTAGCGTTTATTTCGGCGCGATGCGTCGAGATAGGGTAATATACCTAGAGTCAAGGTTGATCACAATCCGATCGTCGAGAGAGCCGAAATGTTTGTAGGGCGAGGAACTCAAACCCTGGAGGAAATTTCTCCACTTTTCCCAACTAAACTCCACATCTGGGGTGGCGAGGGTGAGAGGGATTCCGGGCAGCAGGATCCACCCGACGATGACAACGACAACGATCAAGACCAGGACGACAGCGACGACAACGACGACGACGGTGATGCCGGCGACGATGGCGACGGCGACGGCGACGGTGATGCTGCCAAGGACAAGAACAAGTCCGGCGAGAAGACACTGGAAGAGCAGCTGGAGGATGAACGCCGCGCTCGCATCAAGGCCGAGAAAGCGTTGAACAAGCAGAAGGCCGATAAGGACAAGATCGAGGCTGACAAGGACGCAGCGAAGGATCGTGACAAGTACAAAGCCAAGCTGGAGGCTCGCGACAAGTTCCTCACAGAAAACTTGCTCGCCATCGAGATCCAGAAGCAGACCAAGTTCCAGTTCGCCGACGTGGATGACGTGGTTCTGCTCCTTCAGACCAAGTACGCTGAGGACGTGAACATCGACCTTGACGCAGACATCCCTTCCGTGGACGGACTGGACTTGGCTCTCAAGCGGATCGCCAAGGACAAGCCGCACTTCCTCAAGACGTCCAAGAAGGATGAGGATGATGACGCCGGCCAGTCAAGCGGCGGCAAGATCGGCGGCAAGAACGGCCAAGGATCTGCTGAAGAAGAAGCCAAGCGTCTCGGCGAAAAGTACAGGATTCCGGGTTACAGCAGACAACAAGCGCGGATAATGTAAGGAAAGGACAGAACATGGCTCGCATTGACAAGGGCGATCCGATGACCTCCACGTTCCGCGTGGACGTTGCAGAGGATTTCCCCGATGCCAATATCGGTAAGCTGTACGGATGGGGACTGGACAGCTCCGGCAAGGCCGTGATCGGTGCCGGCGAGTCCGGCATTGTTGGCGTCTGGGTCATCAACGACAAGCCCGGTCGGGTGGGTCCGTTGCGCGAAGTGCCGCGTATCGACTTGATGCGGGCAGGCTGTGTCACTGACTTCGGCCCAACCGATGGAGTGCCCGGTACTGACTTCGGGACTGCCGGCACGGCCTACTACGCAGACGCAGCCGGTGACATCAGCGATACGCCGGCAGCAGGTTCTGTCTATGTCGGCACGACTGTGGAGCCGGATCGGCTGGAAGTCAACCTGAACGTAGTTCCGCTGACCGCGGACGACGTGGCGTAAGTACCTACCACTCAGATTCAAGGAAAGGCAAATGATGGCACAGGAAAAGCTGCGAATCTGGGGTGGTGAAGGCAACCGCTCCGGCATCATGGTCGAGGGTGATATCCTCACCCACACGCCTGATGGTGTAGATATCAACGACCTGTGGCGGGAGTTCGTTCGCGCTAACACGGTCTACAATGAGCACAAGGAAGGCTTCGTGGGTTTGCTCACTTATGCCGTGCTCAGCGATATCGAACTCGTCCCGCAGATCGGCGACTTCAGCTTTGAGGTTGCGACCGAGCAGGGCATCCCGCGTGGTCAGAACACGAACATCAGCTACTACCAGCTGGCATACGCCTACCAGGACTATGACCTGCGGTTGGGCTACACCTGGAAGTTCCTGCGGGACGCTCCCTCGGAGCAGATCGAAGCGATCCACACCAAGGCGATTCAGGCCGACCAGGCGCTGGTGTTCCGCAAGACGATGGAGGCGCTGTTCGACAATCGAACGCGAGAGACCATCATCAACTCGATGACTTACGATGTTCATCCTCTTGCTAATGCTGACGGCTGGAAGCCGCCGAGCTATAAGAACGTGGACTTCGACGGTACGCACAACCACTACCTCACCAGTGGCGCTACGACTGTTGACTCTGGCGACTTCGAGGATGCAGTCAACCATCTGACCGAGCACGGCTACGGATGGGACACGGGCACGCAGATTGTCTGCTTCGCCAACCGCGCACAGATCAACAACATACGCAAATGGCGCTTCGGCCAGGTGTCGGCGAATGGTGTGACTGCCAATTACGACTTCATCCCTGCTCTGGGCCAACCGGCAATGCTGGTTCCAAACGCAGAGGGGCTGCTTGGCGGACAAGCTCCTTCTACCTGGAACGGCCTTCGCGTCACCGGCGCATACATGGACGTCATGATCATCGAAGAGCCGCTGATGCCTCCTGGCTACATGCTGTTCCTCTCGACTGGGGGCGTTAACGTGGATGAGAACATCGTAGGTATCCGCGAGCACTCCTCACCGTCCTGGCGTGGCCTGAAGCTCATGCCTGGCAACCAGCAGCGGTATCCGCTGATTGACGGCTACTACGTCCATGGGTTCGGCACGGGCATCCGGCGTCGGACAGGCGCAGTGATCATGCAGATCACAGACAATGCGTCATACACCATTCCGGCGCAGTATGCGCACTCCACCGCAACCCGCTAGGAGCAGCATGTCGAAGCAGATTGACCTCGACAAGCCATTGTCCGACGAGGACCGGGAGTATTTGCTCTCACGTTCACGTTACTATGACGTGGAAGAGAATGATCGCCAGTTCAAGAAGGGCAAGTTCGCCGAAGACAAAGAGCCGAAGTTTCAGCCGGCCAACACTGTCGCTGCACCGCCGATTGAGCCGGGTAGTGACGCTGACAACCCGCCCAGGTACGTTGGCGCACGCCCATATGGCGTAGATCGCGCTGCCTGGGGCGGGTCTACCGGGCTGTCGGAGCAAGAGGCATACGTGGCAACGGCGCCAGAGCCTCATACTGAGGTCGAGGGACAGGTTCAGGAAGTTGCACCTGAGGATCTCAATGTTGAGGAGCTCAAGGATGAGTTACGCGAGCGTGAGCTTCCTCTCGACGGCAACAAGGCCGATCTCGTCAAGCGTCTCAAGAAGGCTTTGAAGGAAGAGCAAAAATAGGTGACAGACCAGGCAAAGATCGACTCCGTCAAGCTAAACCTACCGGCTTGGCGGAGCGATTTGCCATCTTGGGATGACGCCAGTATCGGGGACATGCTCGACAAATTTGAAGGGAATGTCAACAAGGTAGTTCGTCAATTCTGGCTCCAGCGTGTAAATGAGACCAGCGCACTAACTGACGTCTCTGACGTCGGCGCAAGTAGGCCACTAAGCCAGTCCTATCAGCATGCTAAGGAAATGCTTCAATACTGGGATCGCTTGGCAAATGAGGGTGCTACGGCAACTCGTATTGGCAAGATCAAGAAGCGTTACCCAGATCCAACATATGTCGGCCTGAATCGGTACGGTGGTGTTTATGCCCGCGCTGACTGATACTCGTGACGCTTATCTTCGGATCACAACCCGAGCTTTCATCAACGACGATCCGCAAACTATTGTGCTGTATCGGCAGACCAAAATCAAGAAGCCGGGGGGCGGACATGATTTTCCAAAAATCCCTTTGCCTCCGCAAACTTTCCGGTTTATCAATCAGGGCACCGGGTCTGGTATTTCGACCGGACTGGATGATGGAACTGCTCGTAGTTTTGACTATGTATTGGTTGGCAGTTACGACGCCGATGTGGATCTGAATGATACTTTTGAGTTGAATGGTATTCCATACCAAGTCACTTCAATCATCCCGAACAACGGATGGGAAACCCGGTTCTACGTAAGCGGATTTGCTGAAGAGCCGGAGCACGGCTAATGGTAGCCAACAGGGGATTCGACTTCGACGCTGGCACTATGATTGCACAGCTTGAAGTTTTCGACAAGAGGGTCTCAGACTTCATTGATGAAGATGTAGCAGCGCACGTCAAGAGTGCCGAAACGACAATGAAAACCAAGGCTCCCTGGCGGGACCATACTGGCGAGGCGCGTCGAACCCTTTGGGCAACTGGCGACCGTGTCGGCGGAAACGTTCATTTTGAACTCGGGCACGGTAAAGACTACGGTATTTATTTGGAAAGAAACAATGAGCGACGGTTCGCTATTGTTGATCCAACGGATTAAAGCTTTGGGCAAATCTTTCATGCGTTCTATGGAGCGCTTGTTTGCACAGATTCAAGTTAATGCCCCGCCTACCTCTGCAATTGCTCCAGAGATTAGCGGAACGCGGCCAAATACAACAAGGCAGACCACAGATCGTCGCGGGCAGACTCGTTGGCGTAATGATCGTGGCCAATTCATTAGCGGTACTGAGGCTAAGCGTCGATTGACGAATGCGGCTAGGCGCGCTCGCTACGCCGCTCGCAAGGCCGCTGGGACGCTGCCGACTAGACGGACTAGGAGGGGATGATGTCGCGTGCGGCAGTTTACGACGCCCTCTTAAATGATTCGCGTTTGATTGCTTTAGGGCTAGATGATGAAAGCCTTCTTATCAATTATGACGGTGAGCAGCGTCCGGTCGATAAGATGTTCATAGTCATCGGATGGAATGCGCCAGAGGAAGCTCTGCGTGGTGATGATATTTTCACCCGTGAATTCCAAAGTGTAACATTCTGGGTGCACTTTCTTCGATCTGATACCACAGATTTTGGTCGAATTAGAGACGTCTTTGATATCTTGGATGATATCTTGCTGAACATGATTCATGTAGCTGGAGACGATGGCTATACGGTAACCTGCGTTGAGTCTGCTGGGCGTTCGCGTGATATGCGTGATGACGCTTATCAGACGATCTGTCGGTCGATTTCGTATAGAATACTAAGCAGAGAAACCGCGTCTGTCTAGAAAGGGATAGCAATGGCTGCAAGCTCCGAGAGCACGGAAAAGGCGAAGGTGGAAGCTCCCGACGCCAAGGCCAAGAGCGGTGGTGCCTTGCCTGAGGAAAAGCGTCCTCCTGGCGATTTGCGCCGTCGCACGCGTAAGAATAAGCGCCAGGGCCCATTCGTCAAGTACGTCGGGTCGGCTGCCCAGAGAAGGATCACTGGTCCACAGTGGCGCTCTCTTGGTATCGACCTCAAGGACAAAAACGCAGAGCATGTTTGGGGTATCGCTAACGATAAGATGATCGAGGCGGACAAATTCAGCGATGCTCAGCTTGACTACCTGCTCATCGACGATCTCCAGCAAGGCACGAATGCACACGCATTCCTGCTGGTTGACTACGATGAGAAGGGCCAACTCGTACAGGCGGAGTATGAGTAGTGGCTGCACCTAACCTTGTGAGCTCAGAGCCTGTCGAGATCCGCTGCCCGGGCGGGTTGCTCGGCATTGCTCGTGATGGGCTTCTTGAGGTTAAGTGTCGACACTGGAGATGCAACTTGGGCGATAGGTTAACCTATCATCTGGTTGATGTTGTGTCCGGTCGAATCGTGGAAACACATAGCTACAAAGATCCCAACAAGGAGAAAAACAATGTCAAACGCCGTCCCTGATGCCCTTCCCTACGGCTTGCGCCAAATCCGACTCACTCCGTACATAGATGCCCAGGGCACTACACTCGGTAACACGAGCTATCCCCTGCCGGTGGCCATGACCCTCGGCTTCAGTGAGACCGAGCAGTATGACGAGCTTCGTGGTGACGATGTTCTAGTTGCTGTCCACGGTCGTGGCCCTCAGGTCGATTGGTCACTGGAAGCCGGTGGTATCTCCATCACTGCGTGGTCGATTGTGTCTGGCGCTCTCGTCATCGAAGAGGGTGTGGCACCAAATCGCAAGACCCGACTGCGCAAGAGCGGCGACGATGTTCGTCCGTACTTCCGCATCGACGGTCGCGCAATTTCTGATTCGGGCGGCTCCATGCTCACTCGTATCTATCGTGCCAAGGCCAATGGTCGACTCCAAGCTGATCTCCGCGGCGGGGCCTTCCAGACGGCGCGGATTGACGGTGTTGGGCTTCCGATGATCGGCGATGCCGGCAGGTGGCTGTATGAGTTCATTCGCCAAGAGGACGACTCGGCAATCCCTGGCACTCCAGAATCCAACCCGCTTCCCGTTCCGCTCGGGCTGAGCGTTGGCACGTTGACGGCGACCAGTGCTGTGCTCGACTGGGATCAGGTTGGCGGGTTCGATCCTGATGCAGATAACTACCTGATCCAGACCAGCATCGATCAGGGTGTGACTTGGACCAGTGTCAGCAGCGCCGAGGGCGGCGAGCCTGCCACGAATCTGACGACTATCACAACGCTGACTGCAGATACTGCTTACCAAGCGCGCGTCGCTTACGTCAAGGGTGGCACAGTGACTGGCGATTTCAGCCGGCCAGTTAGCTTCCAGACCCCGTCGGTATAGGAGCTGGCGAGTAAAACAAAAACCCTGAGTCCTAGGAGGCCACAATGGGGAACCCAATCGAAGCACCAAGTCTAGCCCATGGTGGGCACAACTCTGACAAACAGCCCAAATTTGATCCGTTTACAGGCAAGCCCTTGCATGGGCAGGATGAGCAGCCTGAAGAAGGCGAGAACTTCTGGTCGCAACAGGCCCAGGCCAGACAAGCTGAACATGTGCGGGACACTATTCCACCACCAAGCCAACCAGTCAATCCATACGCTCCTACTGGTTGGCAGGCCAAGCGTCGCGAGCAATTTGACGTAACATTGCCTTCTGGTCAGCTGGCGAGAATCACTAGGCTGGAACGTGAAGATTTGTTCCGCATGAATCTCATGGGTTATCTGGACACTTTTGCCCCAATGCTGATGGAAGAGACGATCAGCGCTGAAGAGCGTGCAAAGCGTGTCCGAGAAAAGATGAATAAAGACCCTAATGCGATTGCCAATATGTTCATGGCCATCGACGAGGTCGTCATGGCATCTACAGTTAAGCCTCGTGTGACAGACAAGGAAGAGCTTGTTGACTACGGCGGACCCAATGATTGGTCGAACCCGCGATTCATTGCAACTGCGTACATCAACGACATTGAGATGGACGACCGTTTCGCCATCTTCGCTGCGGCCTTTGGGCGGTCGATGGACGACTTGAAAAGTGTTCTCGAACAAGAGGCAAGCGTGGCAAGCGTGGCAGATCAGCCAAGCGTACAACAAACCCCCGAGTGAGATATATCAGGTAGAAGGAGCCGCAGGATTCTTCTTTGACAGAGCAATTTTCTTCTTCGGCAAAGACGTAGAAGGGGCCGTCCAACGTGCAGGCCAGGATGCGATTAGCCCGGCGTTTGCCCGTATGGCCGAGCAGCGAGCATTTGCTCAAGCCATGGGCGACGATATGGAAACTTCTAACGTCGGTTTTGCTGATCCATTCGCTGATGGGGCCGATATTCAAGGCGTCGAGGATGATGACGAAATTCTGGCTAGCGGGTACTGATGCCTGATTATAATCTTGGTCGGGCTCGCGGCGTCATCGACATCGATTATGATGGTGGTGCAGCTAGACGAGCACAAGCCGATATGGCGGCTACGGCTGCAGAGGCTGAGGCGCTTGATCGGTCTATGGGCCGGGTCAATCAACAGTTTGATAGGCATCGTGAAGTCCAGATTTCTACGGCTGAAGAGATTGTTCGCGCTCGTGGTGAAGTTGACGAGTTACGTCGAGTTTATCAAGAGCTTCAGCGTGACTATGAGCGAGCAGATAGAGCGCTGACTGAAGCCCAACAGCATCGTCACGATGTCTTGGTGGATCACAGAGACAATCTTGAAGAAGTCCGCCGATCCCAAATTGAGTTGACGAGAGCAGAGCAAGAAGCAGAACGCGCTGCAGCTAGGGCAGCGGATGCTTATGACAATTATCGCAATCATATGATTGCGGTTCGTCATGAAATTGACCGATTTAATGCCTCCCATGTCGGCGCCGCCAATGGCTTTCGCAATATGTCGCAAGCAGCCGAAAGATTTGGCAATGTTCTCGAGAGTTTGGACGAAAAGCTATCTGGCGTAGCACGTATTCTTGGACAGCTTGGACTTTTTGGCCTGCTGGGCGGAGCAGCCGGAGGCCAGCTATTTAGCGTGCTCGCCGGCGGGGCTAACATTCTATCTGTTGCTCTGGCAGCAGTGGTTGAGGTCGGAGAGGCGCTACTTGGCGTATTAGCCATGATTCCGGCAGCTGTCAATGCTGCAGTACTTGGCATCGGATCGCTTGCTGTCGCTTTCCAGGGCGTTGGCGAAGCGTTAGGAGCGATGGGTGATCCGCGAAAGTTTGTTGAAGCGATTCGAGACTTGTCACCGGCTGCACAACAGGCAGTGCTTACGCTATACAGCTTCAGGGACGCATTCCGCGGTGTGCGATATGCGGTACAGGAGTCTTTGTTTGCTCCGATCGTTGCGGAGATTCAACCCCTTGTAATGACTTGGCTTCCTATGCTTCAGGATGCCATGTCAACAATTGCTGGACAATTTGGGCAGTCATTCCGCCAGGTGTTCCAGTACTTTATGACGCCAGAAGCTCGTGCTGGATTCCAGAACTTTGTTCAGAATATGGTTACGGGCTTCGAGGCTGCTCGGGGCGCCATCCAGCCATTCCTAGAAGCTTGGAATACGCTGGCTGATATCGGCTCTGATTTGTTCCCGCGTCTTGGCGCTGCCATAACTGATGTTATGGAGAAGTTTAATGCCTGGATCCAGAGAAGTGCAGAGAACGGCAACCTTGAGCGATTCCTGAATAAGACTCTTGATCAAATTACATTCCTGGGCAGGACAGTACGTGACCTTGGCTTTGGTCTATCTAATATGCTCGGTATTTTCACCGGTGTGCAAGGCAACTC